GTGTGTATATAACAAACGTTGTCTTTGATACCATTGTAACTAGGTGGCACACCTCTTTCTTCAAAGAATCGTTTATATATCCAATGTTCTTTTGTAACAGGGTTTAATACTAATATAATTCTATTTTGTACTTTCTTTTCTCGTATACTTAAATCTATAGTGTCAAATGTGCTTTCGTCAATTAGTTCTTCAGCTTCGTCAAGCACCCAACAAGAAATACCTTGTAAACTCTTTAGACTTGCAGTTTGGTTACCTGCTGACGTTTTAATACCTCTAAATAGTATGTCACTACCATTTGCTAAGTTTACTACCTCTGACTTGTTTATGTCAAATATATTCTCAAATCCTAGTAAACTAATCTTTTCTAAAAATTCAGGTATTATAGACAAGTGTGCTGAAACCATTGTATAACGTGTAAACAGTACCCTTATGTTTTGTGACATAGTAAGTAAGGTAAGAAATACAGTTACTGCAAAAGACTTGCCTGAACCACGTCCACCTGTTATAATATAATATCTGCAGTCTGACTCAAATAGTTTTTGATATTTATTGTTCAGTTCCAGAATCTACAAAGTTTATTAACGGTAAGTGTAAGCTATCGTCATTTGTAGTTACGTCTACTCTTTGTTGTGGTTTACCGTAAAAGTATTCAAAGTATAATTTAACTGACCATTGTTCTTTTTTCTCTAAACCTTCTTGTAGAGCTTTTAGTGCTAAGTCATTAAAAGGTGTTAGTTTTTGTATTAGCTTTTGTTCTTCTGCTTTTGGTTTGCGCCCTGCGCCTTTTCTTTTACCACCGTGTGTGTTCATTTTGAAATAATTTGATTAATCAAGTCTATATTATATAAGAGAAACTACTTGAATTCATTTGGTGGCATCAATATTACACCTAAGTCATTTTGCGCCCAAATACGTACTTCTTCACAAAATAAAGTAAAGTCTTCTGTTGTCAAGTTACTACTACGGTCAGGTATAAACATATTTTTTAAATGTTCGTGCATCTCGTACTTATGATACCCTGTGTGTTCGCATAGTGGTTTTACTATACACTTCCAGTAGTATTTGTTTTGTTGGTGTGTTCTTGTCATCTAAAAAGAAGGTTTGTCTAATTGTTCTAAACGTTCTAATTCAAATCGTAGGTGTTCACGTGCTTTTTCTATACACTCTTTTGATGTTTCGTGTTTTCTGTTTGCTCTTAATAAGTAAGTTACTGCTGTGCCTATATTATAGTTTAGTTCGTAGTCTTCTATTATCTTACGTGCTTCGTAGCCGTGTATTTTGCCTATGTAGTAATCAGGTATTTTTTTTATCATTTCTTCTGTCTCTATATAATGCACCAGTTATTGTTTTGTGCTTAGGTTCTACTTTGTCTATTCTTTCTGCTAGTTTATCGTTTTCGTTTTTTGCTATTAATATTTCAATCATAACTACGCCTATTATAAGTATAAATGCAATACCTATAATTAGTAAAAAAAATAAAATCATTTGTATAATTTATAGGTTTTCAATTGCTTTATCTACTCCATTTATTCCTGTGTGTTCAGGGTATTCTACTAAAGAATATTTACTAAATGATACAGGTTCGTTGTATCTGTTTTTAGAACTAACAAACTCACTTCTTATATTATACCCTTCGTCTTTGAGTTCGCTTATTCTTGAGGTTAGTCGCATTATTCCGTATTCTTGATGAGCTTCTAATGCTGTGATACTACCT